ATTTCCATTTAGCATTTCCATCTGACGGTGATACTCGTAACCAATATGCTCTTGAATGTGGGACATCATTGCGCCCATAATCATTTGTGCATTTGGGTTCTGACCCATCATCTGCATAATCTTTGGATCTTGCATTGCTGCCATGTGGACAGTTGGTTTTGATTCAAGGTCTTGATGCAAATTACAATGCCATTACAGAAGTTATCGCATTAAATGGTCAAACCGCAGTAAATTCAGTTAATTCTTATTTCCGCATTAATGGTATGGTAGTTTTAACTGATACCCCTACAGGTCCAATTTATTTTGGTACTGGTACTGTAACTGCTGGCGTTCCAGCAAATATTTATGGATTTATTGCTACTGATGATAACTCCATGTTGGCTGCTATTTACACAGTTCCTGCTGGATATACTTTGTATATTAATGGCGGATCAGCATCTGCTGCACTAGCAAACAACAACAAAATTATTACAATTAACTTCAATAGTATTGTAAATGGCGTTGATTACAGGGCTGCAAAGATTGTAACTGCTGGTGGGTTCCAGTATTTCCCATACACTCCACCAATTGCTATTGCAGAAAAGACTGATTTATTAGATACAGTAGTGTCAACCGATACTCAGGCTGGATCTGTAGCGGTAAACCTAACTGGTGTTTTAATTAAAAACAATAGCGTGAACGCATAATGGCTACTAAGAAAAAGACTCCTTCTCTTGCGGTTGGTCGTGGTGAAAAGTTACCAGTATCTAAGGGTGCTGGCCTTACAGCTAAAGGTCGTGCGAAGTACAATGCAGCAACAGGTAGCAATTTAAAAGCTCCGCAACCAGAAGGTGGCGCTCGCAAGAAATCATTCTGCGCTCGCATGTCTGGTATGCCTGGTCCGATGAAAGATGAGAAAGGGCGCCCAACTCGTAAGGCAGCCTCATTAGCCAGATGGAAATGCTAAATGGAAATGATGTTATGGAACGTTGCTTTAAGCGGGATAGTCGCTGTCATGGGGTTTATGTTGAAAGCAAAGTTTGAAGAATTAGATCGTCTTGGTATTCTGTTAAACAGAACCAGAGAAGAGATTGCCCGTGAGCATATTACCCGTGCTGAAGTAGAGCGTGATTTGGAAAAGATTATGGATCGTTTTGATGCTGGCATTGCTAGATTAGAACTAAAAATTGATGACCTAAGAAAGGCAAAAAATGCCTAGTGTCTCAAAAAAACAACACAATTTAATGGCAGCAGTTGCTCACTCGCCAAGCTTTGCTAAAAAGGTGGGCATTCCAGCATCAGTAGGTAAAGAGTTTATGACTGCCGATAAAGGCAAAAAATTTAAAGAAGGTGGAACTATGAAACACGATGATATGAAACAAGACATGCCAATGATGAAAAAAGTGGCTAAGCAAGAAGTTGCTGCCCACGAAAAGTCAATGCATAAAATGGCTAAAGGTGGCGTAACCCGTGCAGACGGTTGCGTTATGAAGGGTCATACCAAAGGCACAACAGTTAAGATGTGCGGTGGTGGCATGGCTAAAGGAAAGAAATAATCATGGCACAGCCAGATCCAGATAAGATTGTTGCGGATATTGACCGCCGTCAAAACGAAGAAGATTTGGCGAACCTTAATAAGTACATTATTGATCCAGTAAAATCTGCTGGAAAAAGACTGTACGAAAATGTAATGGGAACCCCAGAGCAGAATCGTATTGCTACAGAGCAAATGGATAAGGTTAAGAAATCCAAAGGCATGAAGGCTGGTGGTAAAGTTTCTTCTGCTTCTAAACGTGGTGACGGTATTGCTCAACGTGGCAAAACTAAAGGACGCATGGTATGAGACCATCTCGTGGTATGGGCGCTATTGCCCCATCCAAAATGCCTAAAGGCACAAGGAAAGCTCGTAGAGACGACACTGATTTTACAGAATACGCAGAAGGCGGTTCCGTAAAACAGGGTTTGTATGCTAATATCAATGCAAAGAAAAAGCGTATTGCGGCTGGTTCTGGTGAAAAGATGCGTCCTGTTGGATCTAAGGGTGCTCCCACTAAAGATGCGTTTATTCAATCTGCTAAAACGGCGAAGAAGAAATAATGAGTACAACCGGTACCACAAGCTTTAATTTAGATGTAAACGATCTAATTGAAGAGGCGTTTGAGCGCTGCGACAAGCAGTTGCGTACTGGTTATGATTTCCGTACTGCCCGCCGTTCCTTGAACCTGTTGACTATTGAGTGGGCTAATCGTGGTATTAACCTCTGGACAGTTGAACAGGGCGTTATTCCGATGGTTACAGGACAGGCAATGTACCCTATTCCTGTAGATACTATTGACTTAATGGACACAGTGATCCGTCAAAACAATGGTACTTCAAACCAAATTGATATCAACATTAGCCGTATCGCTGAGCCAACCTACATGAGCCTGCCTAATAAGCTCGCACAGGGTCGCCCGATTCAGGTGTATATCAACCGTCAGTCAGGTCAAGAAAACCTCTCAGGCGCCCTCCTAGCGGCTAATGTAAGCTCTACAGACACAACTATTACCCTAACATCTACAAGTGGCATCGCTTCTGCTGGTTTTATTAAGATTGATAACGAGACAATTAGCTACCCTAATGTTAGCGGAAATCAATTGTTAAACTGCGCTCGTGGTCAAAATGGCACTACTGCTGCAGCTCATACGGCTAACGCTACTATTACAGTTCAGAACCTCCCATGCATCAATGTATGGCCGACTCCTAATGCGCCAGGCAATCAGTACCTATTTGTGTACTACAGACTGCGCCGTATTCAAGACGCTGGTTCTGGCACCTATGTTCAAGATCTTCCATTCCGCTTTATTCCAGCTATGGTCGCCGGATTAGCGTATCAGTTATCTACTAAGCTACCTGAGATGGATATGAACCGTATTCCAATGCTGAAGGCAGACTACGAACAACAGTTCCAGTTGGCAGCAGATGAGGACAGAGAGAAAGCTCCTATCCGATTTGTGCCTAGGATGATGTTCTATGGCGGAGGAGGCCGTTAAGAATGCCGAATCAGTTTGCTTCTGGCAAATGGGCAATTGCCGAATGTGACAGATGCGCTCAAAGGTACATGTTAAAAGAGCTTCGGACACAGACGGTAAAGACCAAGCCATACAAGATTAAAGTTTGCCAATCGTGCTGGGATCCAGATCATCCGCAGTTACAATTGGGTATGTATCCAGTAAACGATCCGCAGGCGGTTCGTGAGCCACGCCCAGATGTGAGTTATTGGGCATCAGGAGCAAGTGGGTTACAGATTAATTTAACTGGTATCGGACCTGATGGTCTTGGAGATCCAGAAGGTGGTAGCAGGGTCTTCCAATGGGGCTGGAATCCAGTGGGTGGAGCAAGATTGTTTGATTCCGTATTAACGGAAAATAGCTTGATTGCAATGGGACAAGTAGGTACAGTAACGGTATCAGCAACTTAGGAGCAATTATGACATTCAAGAAAGCAGCAGACGGCGTAACAAAAACTGGTAAAACCAAGGGTAAAAACTTAGGTGATTCAGGTCCAACCGTAGCCATTCAAACTGGCAAAGGTTCAAAAGGTGCGAAGAGCGTTACTGGCGCAGCAATGAAAGCTGTTGGCCGTAACTTAGCTCGTGCTAAAAATCAGGGTTAATCATGGCTAAATATTCTATGAAAAAAGGCGGCAAAGAAGTTGGCCCAGCCAGCGTCTATGCAGAGCCACACACTATGTCTGGCAAAAAAGTAGCTAGCGCTGAAGCTTCAGTAACCAAAAAAGGTAGCTGGACTGACAAAGTAAATATGTCTTTGGCTGCTGGTAGCAAAGGTAACTACGAGCCAGAAAACAAGAATGGTGAAATCACCATGCGTGGCTATGGTGCTGCAACAAAGGGCATCAAGTCTAGAGGTCCGATGGCTTAATGAATTACGCAGAACTTTTTCAGCAAGTACAGACGTATACAGAGAACATATTCCCTGATACGTTTGTAGAGCTTTCTGGCGGTAACACGAGTACGGTTAATGTAACCACTCAGATCAATACCTTCATTGAGCAGGCAGAAGAGCGCATCTACAATACGGTGCAGATTCCGTCTTTGCGGAAAAACGTTACTGGTACAGCTACAACAGGAAATCCTTATTTGGCTTGTCCAGATAACTTCTTGTCTGTTTATTCAATGGCGGTCATCAACACTGATGGGACATACGAATACTTGTTAAATAAAGATGTTAACTTTATTCGCCAGTCTTACCCAAGCCCTACAGCTACAGGATTGCCACGCTACTACGCATTGTTTGGATCACAGTACACAAACCTAAATGAAGTATGTTGAGTTTAGATTTATAGCGGTACCGTATGTTTTAGCCCAATAAATAGTGTATGTTTGCGCACTAGTATTTGCTGGTGAGTCTAGATAATTTTGAGCGTAGTTTTGCAACTGATATTGAGGGTCACAAGAACGCTGTGTATATGGTATGAATGTGTTTGGCGGAGTTCCAGGCGATTGATTTGATGATGCATCTGTCAGCAAAGAGCCATTTCTATACAGTCTAAACCCGCCATATGTATCAGTTGTA